GATATGCGGCGTGCGCGTGAGGTCGATTTTTTGTCCAGCATATTCGCCGTCCGGCAGCACCACGTTATCGGCCGCCCATTGCGACGGCGCGATCGGCGCGGCCGGCTCGAGCAGCGCGGCCAGGCCGCCGGCGACGATCGACAGGAGCGAGTGCTTGAGCCTGACTTTCACAACGCGGCCTCTTCGTCCGGCGTTACAACCTCGGCTTCCACGCCGTCCGCGGCGGCAGCTTTGCCTTTGAGATCGAGACGCCGCAGCGCTTGCGCCATCGCTTTCAAAAGAGCGAACGTCATATCGCGCAGCACAACACGCACGCCGGCGACGCCGTCGCGAGCCGCCGCCGCGGCGATCTCGTCGGCGCGCGTCGGGAGCTGCCGGATCGGTTGCGCGAGATTTTCCGCAATCTCCGCGATGACAGTTTCGACTTCGCCGATGGCGACCAACTGCCCCGTGCGCTCGCCGAATTCGAGCGCCTTCATTTCCGCCTCGTAGTGCACCTTGCGGCGCTGCGCGTCCGCATAGCGCGGATCGGCCGGCGCCGCGCCGGCGCCGCCTAGCGCGTCATCGTCCGCGGCGTCATTTCGGTTAGCTCGCGCCGTGGCCGCTGCTTGTTCCTTCGCCAGGTCTGTCGTCTCGCCGACCGCCCGATCGAACTGCGCCAGGTTGACAAGCTTTGCTCGGTTCGGACCGTCCCGCGTCTCGATCTTGCCCAGCTCCTCGAGGGCCGCCACGCGGCGGCTGATCCACGACTTGTCGACGCCCTTCACGCGCGCCAGCTCAGAAATGCCGAGCCAGATTTCATCGGGCGAGTTATGAGCAGACGTCTCGAAGGTCATGCGCGCCCCGTCACCTCGGGCTGGCCTTCAAACCGCGCAATCATCTCCTTAAACAGCGTCACGATATCCCGGCGATCGGCGCCGTTAGAGACGAAATTGCAGCGACCGGGCTCGGCGCCAAACTCGAAGACCAGCAAGACAAAGCCGACCTTGCGCTCATCTTTCATTTTGAGGAGGTGCGGATTGGCATGCTCGCCGTTGAATGTCTCATCGAGCACGCGAGCGACGGCGTTCATTTGCTCACGATAGCGGGGTTCGATCGGCGCGTCGCCGAGGCGTGGGTGTTGTTTGCTCATTGGTCAGGATTGCTGGTGTTGATCCAATTTTGCATCTGTCTAGCTGGAGCGATTTGGGGCGCTACGCGGCCGCTTGGGAAAAGTTGCCAGGAAGGACCCGCTGCCTTAGCCGGACGCCTAACCGCCGGAGCGATTGACGACTCGTAAGCAACTACGGCCAGAGGTCTGACCTGGTCTATTCGAAAGCTGCCCTTGATTGATCCTTGATCAGCTCGTCGGGCAGCGCGCCGGCTCCCACAGCTTTCGAACAGGGAAGCGATGCGAACGTGGTGCGCTCGAAGATATGGCCGCCGAGCCAGCGACGATGAACACCTATGACGAGGGAAGATGCGGCCCTGAACCCAACGCGCCGCACTCACGCCAGGAATCGTCGATACGCTTAAATTCAGCTTGCTCGGGAGGGCCAACGACAGCCCCGGCATTTCCTCATTTTGAATTCGGCTTCGTCCAAACAAATTGGATTTTATCGCGCTCATGATCGCAGCTCCGCTCTTACCTCTGCGCCGGACGCTTTGGTGCACGTTGTGGCAACTTGCCATTTCGTGAACCAACCCGTTTCCTCGGCGGGCCAAATGACCGAAGCGCGGTGCTCATCAATTCCTCGACGAACCGCTCGCCGAAGCGCCGCCCCGCGGGCGCCGGCATTACCCCTGCGATGACGCTGTTCGGCCTCGCGCCCCTAGCAATCGCGCCAAACGCCTTGCCAGGCCCGCGGTCAAAGTCCATGCGCTTCACGTGATCGATCAATCCCGGATCGCGCTCCGCTGCCTCGATAACGATCTCGGCTTTTCGCAGCGTCGCGGGCGCGAACCCGACGCAACGCGCGATGAATTCGCGAGATTTGAATTCGGGCGCTTTTGCCGGCTTAGCAATGCGACACCGGCCTGGCGCGGTGGCGCCATGCGCCTGGCGTCTTCGCGCCTCTTGCTCTGCGTATGGTCTCAACGCCCGTGCGATCGACACAGCCTGCGAGACGCTGAAGGGCGCGCGATGCAGCCGCTCGAAATAATCAGCGATCACGTGGAATGCGCGTCGGCTCACAAAATCGACCTGCAACCTCTCAAGGCTGCCGGACCCTCGCGGGACTTTCCTTCGCCGAGATTTCCTTTTTTCGCTCATTCCAGCATTTTCCAATTCTTCGTCCGACCTGTCACACCTATCGATCAAGAAAGAAGAAGGTGGGACGCATACGTTCGGTCCAATTTCATTGGCATATCCCCACCTGTCGGCACCTGTCACACCTTGATCGATTGTTAGGCGATTTACGCGAGCGGTCCGGCCGCGCTCGCCCACACCCCAAATCGCCCTCGCGCGCACGCACGCGCGTGACCTCAAAAAGGTTGGACGGGTCGGACAGGTGCGCCCGATCATTGATTTTGTTGCTTAATAGGCCGCCCCACCTTGCGCGCCTAAGCACCACAGGTGTGACAAGGTGTGACGTTTTACGGGGAAAATTCATCATCCATCCCCGTCTGATCATCCGAAGTGAGGGTATCGGCGTCATCCTTCGGCCATGCGACGTGCTGGCCGACAGCATTTTCGAATTTTTTTCTCGCCTCGCCCAAGAGCGGCAGCAAATAGCAGTTCGCCCGCTTGAAGACGGTGCCATGGGCGTCGTCGATCTCAACCTGCCGTCTCACGCGCGGCAGTCCCGGCATGAGCTTGGCCAGCGTGATGCCAAAAACCGTTTCTTCCTGTTTACGGCGCACTCCGATTTTTTCGGCGGTTGCGACGTAGTCATCGAACAGCACCTGGATCGGGACAAGCTCTCGCCATTCCGTGTCGCGGCGCGTCGGGCTTCCCGATGTCAGGCGGCCGTACCACCAACTTTCGACCGAATTCAATGATCGAATTTTTTGTTCGAGAAGCGCATCTGTTCGAGGCGCGTTGCGAAGATCGATTTTGCTGAGATCGAACGCGAGCAAATCGGCGAGCAGGTGAGACAGCCCGCCATCGGCAAGCTCCTCGTCCATCTCGCGAAAATAATCGTGGTTTTGAGCACACCGCGGATCGACGTCGACAACGCAAAAGCGTCGCTCGTCCTTCCCGGCCGGCACCACCCAGTCTTCGTTTGATGTCATGATGAGGCGAACGTAATTGTCGAGGCGGATCGGATCGATGCCCTTGGCCTCGATTTGCTGCATTGGCGACGTGATGAGACCCTTTAGCCGTCCCTCCGCCGCCTTATCGCCAGCCCAAACCGCTTCGTCGGCCTGTAACAACAAACAGCTCGCCATGTGAGCGTTGAAGTGGCCCGTGACGTAGCGGGGATCATCCACCAGGAAATAGTGCCGGGGGAAAAGTGACCCGATCACCTCGCCGACTTTGGTTTTGCCGGTTCCCATCTTGCCGCGCATCACAAGGGCCACGCCGAGGCGCTCCCGTGGTCGCTGCACCGTCTGTGCAAAGAAGCCGAAGATCCATTTGAAAAGCGCGTCATCACCGCCGCAGACGTTAGCCAGCAAGTGATCGCGAAACGTTTTATATTTCTTCTGATCGGCTTCCGGTGCCGGTTTGACTGCAAAACCTGACCATAAATTGAGGTAGCCTGGCGTCCCCGGTGCGTTTGTAGGATCGGGGAAAAACTCGATGCCCTGATATTGCCTGCGGTCCTTCGCATCGAGCCACGCGATGCCCCAGGTCGCTCGTTTTATCTTGCCGTCGCGACCACGGAATTCCGTAAAGCGATTGCGAAACCACGTCTTGAAGCCATCGATCCCGAGCATGCGAACTTGATGCTCGATCAACCGCGCGTGCGGCTGCTCGTGATAAACGACGGCTTGGCTGCCGACCATCACCACTGCGTATTCCTTGTTAAGAACGTCGACGCTAAAGCCATGCGAGCGCGGCCCGTCGCCACCATCATCATCTGGCGCGACAGGAGGAAGATCACTGCCGCCGCCGCCGGCGAGGTCCGGCACGGCAGATTTTTGCTTTCGCCGCTTGCGCGCTGGCGTCCTGGAGCTGCTCGCCGGCTCGGTCCCGGAAAAGTCAGGAGCGTTGGCGTCGACAATATCGGGATCCGCGAAGGCCAGGGCGATCCGCTCCTGGACCGCGTCCTCGCCGTGATCGTCGACCAAGCCGGCCGCTTCCGCCGTTGCCAGCAAACGATCGACGGCTTCCTGAAGGGGGAATTTCTCGGGATCGACCATGCCGGCGACAAGCCGCGCGCATGTCGCAAACGCACGGAGTCTTTCTGATGCTGGCGCACCGGCAATGGCATTGGCGTATCGGCGGTAACGCTCAGCGAGAGCATTGCCCAGAATGAAAGGCGGCTGCACCGGCTGCGCGGCGGCGACCAAGGGATTGTCCAGCTCCCCGGCATCATCATCGGTGTCCGACATTTAGCGTGTCCGTGCATCGCCCAGCACATCCGTGGCCCGCGAACACGACCAATATCGTCCAGCGAGGCAGGCCGCCGACAGCGATCAGGGCGGCAAGATCGGCGTGCGCGGCATCGGAGATGTGCGGAGTCGTCATGCCGCCTGCTCCGTCTTTTTGCCGGAGCCCTTGAGGCGATCAAGCACGTCGCGATCAGCGGTGATGCGATCAATCGGGCGCGCCACAGCGCGCAGTTCCATGGCGCGCTTGAGCTGCGGCTGGTGACGGTATTTGCGCAGCGGCGGCAACGGATGGTCGTCTTCGACAAGCGCGCGCTGCGAGGATTCGATGCGCTCGGCTTCTTCGATCGCCGCTGTCCGCATACGCGCGAACGTCATCGGCAGGCACGAGGGAACAGCATCGCCGTCGTCCCAGGCGAGCCCGCAGCGCTCGCACACCCAGCCATCGGTAAGTTGCTGGGCGGCGCAAGTTGGTTTTTCGGACTTACGCGGCATGCGTCGATGGCCCTATCAGGTTGATCTCCGCAAGAAACGCCGCGCGCATGCGCTTATCCGCAGCCCGCCATGCTTCGCGCAAAGCTTGCAACTTCGCCTCCCGCCGGCGCGCCATGCCTTGCTTCGTTGCTTCACTTACCTTGCGGTGCAGAGCGGGATCGGCGTAGGCAGCGCAGATGCCCGCGAGCTTGCGTTCGCGCATGCCCGGCATTTCATGAGCGGCTTTCGTCCGCTCCGAAATCCGGCGGCGGACGTCTGGTGCGTCCATTGCCTCGCGATGCCGCTGCCGCCATGTCGGGTCGGATGTTCTCGCAATCGCATCCGCGCGTGTCTGTTCGCGTTTGGCGATGTGGGATGCCCGAATGCGCTCGCGCGTTTCGGCTGAGTGGTGCCGCCGCCGCCGTGTTGTTGTTGATTTGTCCGTCATAGTAGCGCGACCGCAAACGCTTCCGGCTTCCCATTGCGTTTGCTTGTCCGTTCGTCAAACCGAACACGCTGATCCTTGTTCAGCGCTTCGATATGATCAGCGCAATTGCTGATGTGCACGAACAGGTCCGCGCCGCCATCGTCGCGCGCAATAAAACCAAACCCTTTCGCCTCGTTGAAAAACTTCACTGTTCCAGTAGCCATGTTTCGCTCTTTTTTTGCTTTAACGGCTCACTGCGGAGCCGGCCCGGCTTCCGGCATCGATCGGCCGGTCGAGCCGGCGGTGCCGATTCCGCCGCCACCACCAAACACGTTGATCTCGTTGCGGATCGCGGAGACGATCTGACTGATAAAGCTCGCCGACGGCGCAACCTCAACGTTGACTTTCAGCTCCGCATTTCCCTTGACCTCGGCGACCGGAGTGCCGCCGACCGCGGCACGAATATCGTCGATCGAGAAACGCGAAAGACCCGCAGCGGCTTGCGGTGCCATTTCGTCGCTGCCGAAAAAGAAAGCGGCAGGCGGAGCCCTTTCGGGCACGGCAGACGGCGCGGCCCTTTCTTCTCTGCCTAGGCCGCGAATATCCTCGATCGAGAAATGCGGCAGACCCGTGCTCGGGTTGATATATTCGCCCCACTTCGGAGCCCATTCGGGCGTATCGCCACCGAGCATTAGAGGCAGCGTGAGCGCGCCCCAGGGTCCCGTGGCCGCAGCCGCCCTAAAGGGTAGAAGGGCCATTGCTGAGGAACGAGCAAGGGCAGCGAGACCCTCCCACGCGGCGAGCCCGGCGATCCCCGCGCCAGCGATGTCAACGGCCTGCACCCCCTTATCGGTCAGACTGTTCAACCACGCTGCTGTCGCGTGCGTTGCCGTTGCGAGCTCGTCCCCCCAGACCCCGCCGCTCCGTTCCTTCAACCCCGTTATCCCGGCCTCGACTTTTCTGAGACCGCCGCCAGGGCCGCCTTCCTCTATGGCGGCAGCCTTCGCGGGCATGCCCTCCGGGACATTTTCAAACAGCGCTTTTACCCGCTCGTATTCTGTTTGATCGCGCAGGAACGGCAGCGCGCGCGCCGCGCGCAGCGTTCCAAACAACGGCGTGAGCTGCGCCAGCGTCGGATGTGCAGCCTCGATCGCTTCGACCAACCCCTCATAGTCGACTTTGCCGATATGCTCGGCATAAAACTTTTGCACATCCTCGGTGAGTTTTTTGGTGGCCTCGCGTTTGATTTGGCCGTGCTTGTCGCGCAAGGTAGCGCCAGCCGCGTTGATGACCTCATTCGCGAATCTGTCCTGGCTGCCCATAATCTCCGGATTGGCAAATATCTTGGCCAAGGCGCCGGCCTGCCGTTCCGTCACGATCATGCCGTGACGGGCCATGAAGTTTGCGAAGGCCTCCGGCGTGAGCGTACCCTCGGTCGTGAACTTCTGATAATCAATGCCCATACCGCCGAGAGCTTCGATGCCTTCCTTGCCCGGCTGCGCCAGCTTGGTCAGAAACAGCCGTAGCGTCGTGCCGGCGGCTTCGCCAGTGACGCCGGTGCGGGCCATCAGCGCCAGCATGGCGGCAACGCTGGCATCGGACAGGCCGGTAGCTGCGGCGGTGACGCCGCCCTGGGCATAGGCCGCAGCGATCGCCTCCTCGCTCATGCCGCTGATCTGATGCAGCTTGACCTCGCGATCCATAAGACGCTGCAAAGCGGCCGGACTTTCCTCGCCGATCTGTTTCAGCGCGTCGCGAGTCTCCACCAGGTGCTTGGCCACTTGCGCCAGGTCGGTCGCTTGCATCGCTACCGCAAAATCCTTGGCCCCTTCGATGACCGGCCCGACAGCGTCGACGGCAACGCCGGCTTGCTGCACAGCCAATTGCGCCTTGGAAACATCGATCTCGCTGAATCGCGTCGCGCCGCGGCCGAGCCGCCGCGCCTGTTCGACCAAGGCGGGCGGCGCTTCAGCCGTGCCGGCAGTTGCCGCCTGCATGCGCCGCACGTCGTCGAGGTCGGCATAAGCAAGTGCGGATGCCTCTGCCAATGCCGTTATTTTATGCAGTATGGCCCCGCTCGCCAGCACGCCGATGATCCGGGTCAGCGTGCTATCAACCCGATCTGCTGCGGCCCCGACGTCGTTCATCGCCGCCACGCCACTGCCGCCAAATTTGGTGACAGCATCCCCGCCGGAGCTCAGCGTCCCCTTTAGTTTGTCGAACTTGGCCGCGACGTTATCAAACACCGGGCCGGTAGCATCGACGGCGCTGATCCTGGCTTCGGCTTCGAGCACTGCCATGATGATCATTCCTTCTCTTTTTGAGCGAAGGGCAGGAAGGGCACCTTCCAGGCAGCGGCCATCGCGCCGACGATCAGGCCCTCCACGCTGTCCCGCAACTGTTGCCAATCAGCGAGGCTTAGATTTTTCTCAAACAATTTGAAATCGGCCGGTGCCACGATGGATTTTTCAGCATAGGCCCCAAGAGCTTCTTGTTGTTTTTCGGTGAGGCCGGCCCAAAAATCGGCCGCCGAGATATCAGCAAATTCCGACCGGCGAACAGCGACGCCAATTTCGACCAATTCCTGCAACGTTGGCTGGCGCAACGTGATAGTGGTGATCTTCTTGCCGTCGCGCCGGGCGATCGGTTCTTTTAGATCGATGGTGAGGGTTTGTGGCATCGCTTAGCTGAGGTTGGGTTCGACATCGAAGCTGCCCTCGATCAGGGGCGGATGCTCGATGGAGACGGTTCGCGGCATTCTCTTGATCTTCTGTATGGATATTTTTTTGGTCCCGGCATGCGAGAGCAAACTGTGCATTATCTGACTGTTCCACTCCTCAAAATGACAAACCATTTTGTATTTTGTCGTGGTCATTTCAGGTCTCCATCGGCGTCGATCTGCGAGGTCTCTGATTTTAGGAATTCATGCGGAGCGGGCCGCCATGGAAACGGCCCGCTCCGATGCTCGGCCGCCAGTCCACCGTAGGAGATAAAAAACTGGCGTGCCGGGACAGGACTCCCGCTCTGGCGTCGCCTAGCGCTAAGTTGGGCTTTCATGGACCCAGCCTCACGCCCGCGAAGTACAGAACGGTGGCCCTGAGCTGATCGAGCTGGTGGGTTGTCATCGTTGATCTTTCTCGGACGGCAGCGTCGCTTCCGAGCCCAAAACATTCCACGGCGCTGGTTGCTCACCGCGTCGGGCGATTTCGCGTTCCATCTCGTCGCGGGCATCCTCCATATTGCGGCCGGGCCGTGGTATCGGCACGATCTTGGCTGGCCTGAAACTGTCATCACCGGCGGTCGCAGGAGGAGGCTCCGGGAATCGAGGCAAGCTGTGAAAGGTCGGCGCGCGCCAGCTAGACGCTTCTGTTTCGCCGGACGACTTAGAGGGCGGTGGCATCGGGGCGGCGCTCATTGTCGAGGTACTCCGTTCACATCGATCCAAATGCCATTGGGCGCGAGCGTGCCTGGAACGCGATAATCTTTGTCGCCGAACTGCAATGCCGGTATTTCAAAGACGGCGGAAAGTGGAACCGGATGGGTCTTCGCCGTCCAACGCACAGCCTGTTCGAAGGTCGGCAAGATTTCCACATCACGTGGCCGGGAGTTGTTGTACTCGGCAATTTCCTGGTCGAGCCGGTGCAGATCGGCAACGGTCGCGAGCAGCTCCTGAGCCTGGCGTTTATAGATCGCGGGCATCGTGCGCAGCGCCTCGTCAAGCCGGACCTGCAGCTCATGCCGCCGGCGGCGGTCCTCCGCCAGCAAGACATCAGCCTCCGCAGCCGCACGCGCCGCGCTAGCACTTTTGTAGTCGCGTTTTGCGAGCGCCCAGCGCGCGCGAACGCCGGATAGCTTGTTGTCGACTTGGGCGAGCGTCTCGGCGGTGTCGTCCGCCAGCGGCTCTTCAAGACGCTGCGCGAGCGCCGAGGCCTCTGCTTCGAGCGCGTCTTCGACTGCTTTCGCAGAAGCCTCTTTCGATCGCAGATCATCGAGATCAAGCAGCTCGACGGAAGTCAGGTCAGCCTTTTTTCGCGATGCCATGCTGCTCATGATTTCTCCCACCCGCCGCTTTTGAAATTTCTTCGACGCGATTTTTCTTTGCCTTGGCGCTGGACGCAGTTATTCGGCCGGAATGCCGCGCACTGCGGCTTCGATCGCAGCGAGGCCGCGCGCGAAGCGCTTGACGGGCGGTTCGATCGCTAGAGCTGGCGCGGACGCCGCGGCAGCAGTACTCGGAATGCTTCGCGATACCGCGCCGAGCACATGAGGCACGGCTCGTTCAGCGTGACGATATGAGGATGCACTGACCGCTAATGCATCGCCTGCAAGCGCCCGCACGCGCTCGATCGCCGCCCCAGCGCGATCTTCACCATGGAGTTGAACAGCAAGGCGCGCGCATGCTTTTGCCAAGCCCAGCGGCGCGCTGTCGCTATCGCCGGCATGCAGGAGCGCAGCCCGATCCGCTACGCGCTGCGCTACATTGCCGCTTTTTGCGATCGCACGTTGGACCGCAGCGGCGAGGCCCTGAGCACTGGCCGGCACCATTGTGGAACTGAGCAAGGAAGCGTGATCTGGCATCTGGGCGGCCCTTCTGCACCGAAAGTGATTCTCGGGTGATCAGATGCCAGGCCGCGAAAGGAGAAAAGATGCGGAGATTTTCAGGGGGGTGCGGAGATTTTACTGCGGAGATTCTTTTCGTAATAACGCCAAATATTTAGGTCGTAAATTCAGCGCGATTGACGGGCTTTGTCAGGGTGCGGAGAATTCGGGATTGCCGAGATTTTTTTTCATCCGTCCAGCACTGAGCCAGGCGGTCGCGCCCGTAAGCTCCACCGCCTTCTTCTTTGCGTCCAAAAATAGACGTTTGGGTATAGAGCGCCCCCCCAGTTGCTTCGATATCATGGATCGCAGATCGGCATCCGTACAAGTGCGTTGTCGCGTGTCACGGAATATCTTTTCGAGCTGTTCCCGGACTTCAACAAACAAGGGATAATCGCGAGCTTTTCCTAAACTTTTTCCACTTTTGAGACCGTCGCGCGCGTCAGCGCGCTTTCCGTCGTCCGATTTGCTCCCGCCATCTCGGGCATCATCCGCCGACCAATGGCTTTGCGCGGCCGCTCTCTCAAAAAGTAGTCCCTGGATGAAACGATATCGCGTTTCCCTCGTTGTGCCGAGAGGAACAAAAAAGCGCCCAGTGCGATCGTTAACGAGCGCGGCCGGATATAGCCGCTTAGATCGAACAACGATGACGCAGGCGCCGAGCAATCTCTGCGCATATGGAAAAATCATCCTCAATGCGTCATCGTCCGTGACGACTCTGATTGAGTAATCAGATAACTCAACCGGCTTGATCACTCTTCGCGGAGTACCATCAACCTCGCCCGTCACCTCACCTATTTGGTTCTCGGCCGCGGCAACCATCAGGACGTCGACCGCCTCCGACGCCGGTATCCTGTCGCATGAACGGTCGACCTCGTTCGCGTCCCTCGTCTCAATCCATGCAGCAAGCTCCGCGATCGACCAAAATCGCTTTTCTGATGGCTTCTTTTCCGCATGGGCCTGCATTCATCGCCTCCGCTTGGCGAACCGCACGAAAGGGTGAGCTCGCGGGGCAGTCGCGTGCGGACGCGACCTTTCGCCGGCCAATCTATGTGAATTCAAGAGCACGCGACAGAAACACAACTTGGTTTTCCACCGGAGCGCGCGGGCCTATCGCCGGAATTGCCGCTGCGCGTTCTCGTGCGCGGCCTTAAGCTCCTCGTCGACACATCCGCGCAAGATCAGATAGGAGCCGCTGCCCGGCGCGGTCGCGACCTGGTTGCACCAGCGCTGCGTCTGCGCCGACAGATCGCCCCAGCGCGGCTTGAGTGCATCATACGAGCTTTGTTCTTCGTCTAGGCAACCGCCATAGACCAATTCCGATCGCGCCCCGGTGGCGCGCGCCACATGTTCGCACCATCGCTCCGGGCTGTAGATCGGCAGCCGTTCGGACGCGGCGGCGGCAATTGTCGCTGCAGCGAAGGTTAGGCCGCCGACCACACAAAGCAGGCTTGCACGGCGGCAGAGCATCACGCTCCCACACCATCTTCATCCGAGAGAACGAAAGAAGTTGCAAGAGCCCTGCCGATCGTCCTCATAAACCCGATCACGATGCCGTTAATCCTCACGCCACCATCCGGCCAGGTTCCTTCCGGGCCGGCACCGATCATGTCCCCGACGATCCGCGGCAACAGCGTTGTCCATCCGGTCGTGCCGTCGCACGATTTTAGAAACTCGATAGCGTAAGCCTCACCTGTGTTGTGATCATCGGAATAGTTGCCGGTCGGCTGCACCGTCCAAGTGCAACGGCCTTCGGCAGCGAAGAACGGAAGTGGATAAAGCTCGTACTGCGACTTTTGCGGCGGCTCCCGGTAGTCGCTGAGCTGCACAACGTTCATTGCCTGATCCCCACGCGTGGCATTTGCCGATGATGCGGACCTGCCGCCGGCAAGATCACGACTTGCCCTTTTGCATTTTGCGCAAGGTGGCGGCCTATCCATTCGGCTTCGCCGTTAAAGAGCCAATCGAGACTCACGTCGTGCTTTTGAACGAACTTAAGCATCGCCGAAGTGCCTCTTTGCGGATGGCCGCTCTCGTATTTTTGGTAGGTTCGCATTGAGACGCCGCAATCGCCAGCCGCTTGCTGCTCGGTTAGCCCCAGGGCCAGGCGCGTCACGCGCAGGCGATGGCCCGTCGCCCGCCAACTAAATCTAGGATGCTTCTTCATCTGCTTAGTCCTCCCCTACAAGCGGAGGCGAGTGCGGCCAAAACGCCATGTCACCGATTGACATCGATCGGTTGTCGAGCAGCTCATCGACTTGCGAGCGGATCACACCGCGCAAGTGCGGGCGCAGCGCCTCTAGCACCCGGCTCGCGATAATCATTTCGCTCGAAGGATTGCCGACGCTGTCATGGTCTTGACATTCGTGTGCCACGTCGATCAGCAGACCGGCCGCAATCGCATGGGGGGAGCGTGGTGTAAGACCAAGAATCTTGCTCTCGACTGCGAGGAAGCGATCGGTAGCAGCAGTGCTCGCGCGCTCGAGCTCAGGCAGCCCAGCTTTTTGTTCCTCCGCTCGTTGCAGGCGAACACGTTCCTTAAATTCGGCAAGCTGCCGGTCGCGGATTTTCTTGGCCGCCTTCTTCCCCGCCTTGCTCTTGCCGGACACTTGGACTGACAATTTGTAATGTTGCTCGATATCGTAGGGGCTCGGCCGCTTATTGATCATTGCCGAGCCTTCGGGCACGGGGCCGCCTTCAATACGCGGCCAACCGGCACGTGGGCCGCGATAGATGCCGTCACTGTGAAGGAAGGACGGTCCGGGCCGCGCCCATTCCGGTATCCGCGCGTATCCCTCGCGTGCCGCGATCAATGCGGCATGCATTGTCCCGGCTAGCGTTTGACGGCGCTCCCAGAGCTTCGCGACCTGCACGTCCACGGCCGCGGCGCCAGGCCATGCGAATTTATCTTCGTCAAGCGGCGCCGCGGCGATCGATGAGCCCGCGGCGATCGATGACGAAGTGACGGCAACGCACGCAACGCCGGCCACAAGAGCCCGGCGGCTCAGTTCCACAGGCGACATGGATAACCTCCTAGCTAGCTGTGTGTACGAAACACCGGCCAGGCGGAATGCCGCTTCGATTTTTGGTAAGAGTCGATTCGGTCATGCGCGTCGTGGTCCGATGCGTGTGGCAAGTGGCGTCGGGCCGGTGACAGCCGGTCCGACGCTGCGCACGAATCATAGCCGAGATCGCGCCGAATAGGAATCCCCCCAATTTTAACCTGCGTGGCGCCTGGCGACGCGCCAAGCGCAAGAGGGTCATCATGCCCCGGCCGAACTGGAACCGCGCGCTGCCGCAGCCGCTTATTATTCCCGACGTCATGGCACTCACCACGCTCGCCGACGTGCGCAAGCTCATGCGCCATTTGCCGGCAGATCGCCAAGCCCGCAGCACATGGCAACGCGTCGCGGCGGACATTGAAGCCGCGGCCAGCGGCGGCGATCTCGAAGGTGCAGCGATCGGCTTGCGGCTTGTGCTCGCCCTGGAAGGCGTCAAATGCCGGCCTCAATGAACACAGTCACCGCCGGCGCCGGCAAGTTCACGATCGAGCTTTTTCGCCCCGGCGGCGAAGGCGCTGGCATCGAGCAAATACTCGACGCTGACGGGCCTGTGGGCCGCGCTTTTTGCCGGCATATTCGCTTTCCGCTTGTATTCGGCTTTGGATCGGCAGTGCCGCTCGGTCATGATCGCAATGAGCGAGATCAGAGGAATTTGGTGGCGACCGCCGCAACTAACCCAGCGCTTCGGCGATGATCTGCTCAGGCGTCTCCTGCACGTTCAAAGTATTGTCCTTTTCAAAGCGCAGAGCGGTATAGTTGCTCTTATCCACGCGGCTGCATAGCTGTGATCTGATCAACGTTAATGTAGTAGATAACACCCGTGCTTGTTGAGCACCGGACAAACTTTGCCATTTTGAAGTCTCCCCGTTTTAGTGGTTAGTGCGCGCGGTGCTCACGCGGCAACGCGCGACGAGCGTCTAGGGCGGCGGGAAGCCAGCGAGCAGGGTCAGCTTGGGTAACGCTAGGCAGCCTTGTTGCGCTTGGCCTTCGACGCCGCGCGCAGCAGTTCGAGCACGCGCTTGGGGTCGCGATCGATGATCATGAGGTAGGCGCGCACCGCGCCGAGCGGGCGCGAGCGGCCCTGCTCCCACTGCCTGATTTGATGCACTGTGAAGCCAAACGCCGACGCGAAGTCTTCTTGGGACAGATCGAGCTTCGACCGGATCAAATGAACGTCGAGTTCCGGCGGCACGAAAAGCCTAGCGGCCTTCTGCTCGTTGCGCGCAATCGCAATGGCCTCCTTGAGGCCCTCTGCAATCTTGTCGAATGCTCTCTTGCTCATCGTTGGGCTCCAACCTTGACGACCCGCCGCTCGTAACTCGCAACTAGCTCCTTGGTCAGTTGAGCCAGTGCGTTCCGTTCCGCCTTAGTCAAATTGGCCTTCTCTCCTTTCGAAAATGCCGTCAGCAAGAACACCGGAATATCGACGCCCGAGTAGAACGTCACGACGCGATAGCCGCCGCTCTTGCCCTTGCCGCGCCCGGCCAATCGGATTTTACGGCAGCCGCCCGTACCGGCGATCAAGGTCCCGGCTTGGGGGTCCCGCGCCACGAGCTGCTCCAGTGCTTCCAGTTCGGCTTCCGACATATCGGCCGCCGCGCGCAGGAAAGCATGCGTATATAGGACGCAATGCATGAACGCTTTACTAAGTAACTTACGCAGTTACGTCAAGGTTCCCATCCATCACATTTGTCACACCGGCCCGCCTGGCGGCCAGGGAGAGGCCGCTGGCGCGCGTCTCCTGCCGGGGGCCATCACCCTAGCGGGCGAGGCAGCAAACGCATTGGGCGGCTGGTTTTCAGGGCAGGCGCTTGGGTGGCGTGCTACAAACCCATCGGGTTCAGGGGCTTGGTCGGCGATGTGGTTCATCCGGTGGTTTGACGACGGCAATCGGCGGGTGCTGACGCGACGTGTTGAGACCGAGCAAGAGGCTTTCGAGCAAGCCTGCGAGCTGCGGCGGCACTACGAGCTGATCGAGATTGAGGGACCGGAAGGCCAGCGCTACGACGCCAACGCGATCATCGAGTGGTGCGTCAAGCACGAGAAGTAGGGCGTCGCGGGCAAGTACAAAAAGCGAGTGGCCTAATGATCCGCACACTTGCGGTATGGATATTTGGATTGCTTGCGAGCGCTATTGTCGGTGCCCTTGTAGCAACCAAGCTTGCGCCGACCTATAGCAACGATTGGGGCCTGTGGGGCGCGCTTGCCGGTATATTCGCTTTCGCTTGTATTCGGCTTTGGATCGGCAGTGCCGCTCGGTGGTGATTGCAATGAGCACAGCCGGTGGCAAATACACCATCGAGCTTTTCCGGCCTGGCGGCGAAGGCGCCGGGCGCGAGCAAATCCTCGATGCTCACGACACCCTCTCTGTCGCCCGCGCGATCTATCGAGGCCGCGTTGAGCAATATCCTGATCGACTGGTCATGCTTTGCGACCGTGCCCGCGTGCTCGCTCGCAGCGATCGGCCCGAAACAACGCCGCGGTGACGACCTTGCGCCAATTTATCTTTTCGTTCGAAACAGCAATTGCGCTTCGCGCTGCGCCGCTCTGTGGCGCTGCTTCCGGCGGCGGCTCTCCACGATCGAGACATTGTCGTGCAGGTCGGCCGCCTCCGCCGCGCGTAACGCCTCGCGTACAGCCTGATCGCCGTGGATGACGCGGAAGCGCGCCAGATCGCTTTCGAGCGCCCGGTCATAAGCGGCGCGACGTTCAGCGATCAGAGCGGCGAGATCGGCGACCAAGGACATTCGCTACCCTTTTTTGTTTGCTGCACGGTGCGGGACGCGCCGAAAATAACCGTTTCGCCTCAAAGAAACATGACGGCCCGCACCTTCGCATAAGCCGTTGCCGCACCAAAAGATTGCCACTCCTACCTCCCCCACCATCCTCATTTTGTTCTCGCGCATTCTTAATGCCTTAGCTCCAAAATTGTCCAACCTGATACCAAGGTTGGACAAACTATGTTCACCATCCGCTCTCGACTAGCTTCGCCATTGCTTCACGCGCCATGCGCTTGCGATCCGCAGCGTTCGCGTAGCGTTGCACCTCTTTGAGCGTCGCATGGCCGGTGATCGCCGCGATCTGGGGCGCACCGCATCCGATCTCGGCAAGCCGGCGAGCGGTCGCCTTGCGTAAGCCGTGCGCCGACACGTTATGACAGTCCGCCGCATCGCATAGCTCGCGGAACCAATTGCCGAAGCCGGGCGCGGTGTAGGGCTTGCCGAAATGCGTCACCAAGAACGTCTTGACGCCGACAGTCGGCGTCGCGTCGATGATGGCGCGCAGCTTGGGATGCACTGGAATTTCTAAATGGGCTTCCTCGCCGCCTTCGGTCTTGCCTTGATCGATCGTCAGAAGGCCATCGTGGATATTTTGCCGGCCAAGCTCGACCACGTCGCCCCGACGTTGGCCGGTGTAGAGCAGCAGGGCAAACGCAAGCCGCCCTTTCGTGCCGATCGGATGCGCCGCCTCGAACCGCTCGATCTCGGCTTCCGACCACGTCGGGTAGCCGGAGGTTTTGACCTTCTCGCGGGTGACGCCGAGCGTCGGATCGTCTGGAATCCGCCCCTCTTTTTTTGCCCACTGGAACATCACGCGCACGGTGTTGAGAAAGTTGCGCTGCGCGAACGGCGTTGATGCTTTGGCATTGACGATCGTCTGCATGTGCTCGGGCGTGAGCAACATGGTCCGCCGGCCGCTCTTATCGGTGCGGAACAATAATTTCTGCCCGTGCTCATCGGCGAAGTTCTCAAGGATGTTTCGCTGCGTCCGCTGCGTCTCGGCGGCGCGCGTCTTGAACAGAGAAGACGATGCCGGATCGAGGTAAGCCGTGATGAGCGCGTTGAGCGAGCCGGGGATCGTCCGCTCCGCGCCGATATTGCCCGCCTGCACCTTCACGCCTTCGAGCGCCGCAGCGTGTTGGCGCATGAAGTCGTCCGACCACGGAATGCCGATCAGATAAGTCGAGAACGCGCCCTTGCGGAAGCGGACCCGCCGCTTGCCGTGCTGGTCGGTATTCCACGAGCAGTGCTCAGGCAGTCCGCTCTTTGTCCGGTGCATTTTTCAGAACCTCATCCCAAGGATTTTCCGCGCTGCCGTTGCCGTTCAATTCGCCGGACGCGCCTGGCTTGCCGGTGATGATGACTATCTTGCCGTCCCTATCGACCTCGACGCGCTCCACTTCGAGCCCGGCCTTGCGCGCGGCCTTGACGGCGCGAGTCAAGTCGCTCTCTTTGAAGGCACACGGCCCACGTCCCATCACACACACTCCGCAACACCGCCCCGGCCTGCATCGACCGGGGCCAGAGACTGTGCGGGTGCACGTTGTTGTTGATGGCGCTCATCTCCACGCTCTCAAGCAGCCGATTTGATCGGCGCCGCCGGCTCGCTGCCGGTAGTGCCGCCGGTCATGACGACGAGATCGCCGGCGGCGGTGATGTTGTAGCCGGTGACGGTAAGGCCGGCGTCCTTCGCTGCCTTGAGCGCGCGCCGCAGATCAATGAGGCTGAATTTGAAGCGTGGAATCATGTTCGAGTGCTCCCGAAAGAGAATGGGACTAGGTGCCCTGCCCAACCCGAACAAGCGAGATTAAGGCATTTCAGCCGCCGACTGTCAAAAACCGGGCACACATTTGTTAATGATGCACACAGCGAAAGGCGCGCCAAACCCCGGTATCACCGTAAATCCGCAGAATAAGCCGCCGATCGGCCGGCTCTGCCGCCAGCCACGTAGGCTGTGCGCTCGCTTCGCTGGTCCGGTGCATTCCACCGCTTCCGGGGACGCGCACCACGAGCCATCCACAGCCGATTATGGGGGTTAATCTTGCGCGCCGCTGGGATCGGGCTGATATCCGATGGCGTGACGACCATTGCTGACATCGCCGCCTTCATCACCGCTCGGCGCGACGCTTACGAGCACTTGCCGAACAGGGAACTCGCGGCTGGAAGGCTCGCGGCCGATCTCACGCGGCTACGGATCGAGCACGGTGATCGCGTCATCACAGAGGCGGTGCGGATCGCGCTCGGGCCCGAGCCAAGGCCGCAGCCGATGACGGCGAGCGGCGTTGCGGGGAAAAGTCACCAACGCGTTTGACAGGCAACATGCCGACCCACCACGCTCATACTCATGAGCGACGATTCGGAACGGTTCGCCAAAGATATTGCGGCTCTTATCAAGCAGCTTGAGCAGGAAAATAGCGACCGGCGCGGCGCATTTCAGGCTTACATCGATGAAGCCCGGTTGCGTGGCGTAACGCAAAGTCGATTGATCGCAAGAAGGGTGTTGGATGCGTGTCCTGACAGCCGACTAGCCGAACTCTTTGCAAATGGGATTTACCGCGAAGACGTTTTTTAGCGCGGCACCATCTTTTCCGCGGGCGGGCGTCACTTGACCTTAAAAACTCCAAGCCATTTGAAATGGGACGAAAGGCTCACCGAAGCGGACAAAGCACTGGTAGCGGAGCTTAACGCCTCGCTGGACGGGCTGAACCGCGGTCGCGCGGTCGAGATCAACGCCACCGGGCCATTTCTGCGCTCAAAAATCGCGTGGAAGCTCGCCGTCTATCAGCACGCGCTCTTGCATCGAATCGTCGCTTTGATGGATGGCGCGGCGGTCGCATGGAACAACGCCTGCACCCTTTCCGCGATCCTGTCAGCGCGGGCGCTTATGGAAACGATTGCCGTGATGGCCGACTTTGAGGATCGCGTCGGAGAACTTCTGACCAGCGAAGATTTTGGCGCGCTCAATGCACTCGTGGAGCGAGGCACCTTCGCCAGCCGCGATCCGGAATGGATCAATGAATTTCCGGACACCAAAGCCGTCAATGCGCTGACCTATGTCAATAAATTCGACAAACAGGCTCCCGGCTTTAGAGGTCACTACGACATTCTTTCAGAGCGATGCCATCCGAACTCGCTAGGCCACAATTTCATGTTCGCCGAACTCGACACGTCCGATGCCTCGGTGTGTTTCTCCGATGAACGCTATCCGGAACGCAACGGCCAGATGATACTGGCAGCGTTGGCACCATTGCCGCTTGTCGAATCCATGATGACGCGCTTGGCCGATCTGACAATGAAAGTCGCCGACCTTCACCATCGCAAGCATCCGAAAGATGTGGAGGGCGATGAGCACTCGGCGTAGGACGATCGCGCTAACGTGGGGCCCCCTCCTTCCCCGCCCGAACTGGAAGCGGCCGTTGCCGCAGCCGCTAATCATCCCGGATGTCATGACGCTCGCGACGCTCGGCGACGTGCGAGAGTTGATGCGGCATTTGCCGGAGGATCGCCGGGCGCGCAGCACATGGCGTCGGGTTGCTGCCGACATCGAGGCCGCCGCGCGCGGCGAAGACATCGAGGGCGCGGTCATCGGGCTCCGCATAGTGCTTTCGATCGAGGGCGTCGAGTGCCGACCGAAGTGAAGCCGTCCGAGCGCAACGCCGGCAAGCGTTGGTCGACGCGCGATAAGCGTGACCTCGCCGAGACGCTCGCCCGCGGCGAGAGTCTCGAAGCAGCCGCCGGGTATCTGCTGCGCCCGATCAGCGAGGCAGCGCGCATGGCCGCTGAGTTGGGGTTGCTCACCGGCGCGGGCGGGAGATTTCACGTCATCATTTACAAGCAAGGCGGCGAGCGCGCCGGAATCGAAATGGAGTTGGCGCGCGACGATCGTCTCGACGAGGCTCGACTTCTCTACAGGCTCATGTGTGGGCAGTATCCGGGGCGCTTGGTAATGCTCTGCAACAAGGCGCAAATTCTGGCGCGCAGCGATCGGGCGGAAACGATGCCGCGGTAGCGGCTATCGCCTTCCTGACCGACGACCCGAGCGACCCGCAGAGGGTCGTCTCCCACGCGAGCCGGACTTCCGTTTCTTAGGCAGGCGGACTACGTGGCGGCACTCGGCGCATTTGAGAAAATCGCCCCATTGATCGCGGCCGAAAGACTGGTTGCGGCTTCCGCACTTCGGGCATTTATCGCCGTCAGTCGTCATCGGCTGCACACGCTTTGGTCAGTTTGCTTTTTCCGCTCTGACCGCATAGCCCTTCGCCTGCATGCACAAGTTGACGAGGTTGGTATCCGTCTTGGGCGTGGCAGTGACATCGGTTTGGCCAAAAAAGTTTGAAACCTCATACGCGTTTGTCGTGTTCTGTTTGGTGCATGCGTAGATATCGGCTTGCACGACTTGTTGGAGTACGGGGACGCCATCGGCCCGATAGTAGGAATAGACAGTCTGTGCGCACGCGGCGAGCGTCAATGCGAGAATGCACGCGGCGATGATCCGCACGGCTCAACCCCATTACCCCATGCAAAATCTTACGCCCGCCCTAGTAGGGTGACAATCCACCGCGAGATAGGCGCGATCACGCGGTGACTCGCGCAGTTTGTTGAAGACGCAGCCGGCCTACGCGCTGCGCAACGCGCCCTTTACCCGCGAACAATGTCACCGGGACGGAAATACGCGATGCGCTCACCGCGGTCGTTGGCCACAGCACGCCACGTTGTCGTCGGCGGATGACGCCCGAGCATGGAAGGAGACGGAGGCTGCGGCGCGTCCAATTGGTAATGCTCAAGATCGAACACGAACACGCTATTGACCACAGCGAGCGAAGAGGTCGCTGTGACGCCTGTCATGAAGACTGACCGAGGATGGGGTCGAGGCTGCTCGTTGCACCCTTCTGGCGGACCAAGGTCACCGGCGGCAGGGCGGCGTAAGCACTCAACGGCGTTCGGCTGCAAGACCTCCTCGGTCATGGCAACGCCAACTACCCCAACGCCGAGGCCGACACAAAACAAACAGACGCATTTTACGCTGTGCATGACGGTCTTCCTTTCTTGCGAATCGCGTACCTCCCGAGTTGCAGTATAGCAGCGCAACGACCCGCAAGCTGCACTTGCGTACCGGCGAGCGCCTCGCTTGACGCCGGTGTCGCCGAAATTTTCGGGCGCGCGCAGACCAAGCTCGAACAAACGTGAGACCGGCAAAGCCGGATGAGCACGGCGACGAGCAAACAAACAACTATCGCTGCGTGTAAAGCCGCGCTTTCGTCCGGTGTCAAGTGAACCTATTGATATGTCGCGGTTTTTGCGACTTTCCGATTTGACAGGGGGGTTTCGGTTGTGGAAGAGCTTCGCCCCATCTAAACGCCCCGACGCGCCGTTGACAGCGGCGCGCCGGGACTTGCCACAACGCACCAGAAGGGACGGCGCGTCATGACCGAATCCATAAATAGCAAAAAACTGAGCGGCATTCCGCCTGGCCGGTGCTTTCCCACCGAAAAGGGCATGCCATGCCGACACTCATCCGTTCCAAACCTGACCGAACAAAAACGCATCCGGCGATCGAGGTTCGAGCACTGCGGAAAGTCTATGACGCCGGCGGTGTTGTAGCCTTCGATCGTGCGGCCCGCCGCATCCTGATCGCGGTTGCCGCGCTCGTCGTGCATGTCGAAGGGCGCGACCGGCTCTCCGCGATTATCGACACGATCGAGGCAACATCGGCGGTGCGGCGCTGAACGATCTTTGCCGCTTCCGCACCGGATAGCTCGGGTGCGGCATTTGCCGCACTTCCGCCGTTTGATGTGCTGGCGTTACTGCCTTTCTTGGCAGCGGGTGCGGCATTTGCCGCAGTGTCGCGGCGCAGAGTCCTTTCGTCCACGCCCAACACTTTCGCGACGCGCCGATTGCTCGCCTTTGGCTGCAATTGCTTGATGCGTTTGGCGATGCGGGCGCGCTGCTCTGGATCACTGGATGCTGGCAACGACAAAGCGGTGTTCGGCCGCCGCTGCGATCGCAGCCGACAGGGTGCCAGCCGTGGACGGCTCGCGGAGGAGCTTCATTGCACTGTCGTTGTCGGCGTCAAAAAGCACGGCCACGAGCGTTTCGGGCGGCAGCTTCGCGCTCACAAGTTCCGCGATCGCGTCGGGAAATTCGGGAAAGGCATCGGCGATGGCGGCAGCAGCAAAGAACCGCACGTAGGCTGTCCGCTCCGGCGCCCAACTCTGCCAAAGCACACACGCTTGCGGCATCATGCGCCCTCGGTGGCGAGCGGCATGACGGTGCCGCGGTTAAGCGACACTTGTTTGAACAGCCCGTCAACGGTCGCCCTCGTCAGAACGCCGCGCGGCATGTTTTTGAAGTCGACAGTCACGCCAGCCGAGCCCTCGACCTTTTGCGTGCCTCCGCCGACAAGCCCGGATCGCTTGGCGTGGGTTAGGAGATCGAGCGGTGTCAGCGTCGCCGGATGCGCCGCACGCTCACTCGCCGCGGTGTCGGCATCCAACATTTGCTTTTGTTGGCTCTCGCGGAAGCGCCTCGCCGTGTCATGCCCGAGGCCGCCCCAATCGTTATAGATGGCACCGCGAGAAGCGCCCGGCGGAAGTATCCTGCCGCCCTGCCATGCCGCATTAGGATCGCCGGACGAGCCCTGATCGGTCGCGCCTTTCAACCTGTTTGATCCGGCAAAGACCTTATCCATGCCGGCTTGCATTTTCGGATCGTTGCTCGGTCTGACTTGGCCGCGGTTCAAGGGGCCGTAAAAACCGCCGTAGAGCAAATCGTGCAAGCTCTTATGTTTGCCCATGCTGTCATAGAGCGCGCTCCGGTTCGCGAGGGCCTCCATCGGGCCGGCCGGATCGCGCGCATCCTCCGACGCCAAGACACCTCTCAACGTCGCCGCTAGTTTCGGGTCTCGCTTTACTTCCTCCGCCATGCCGGCGCGCTGATCTTTGAGGAAGGCGGCACCGCCGGCGCCGGTCTGCTCGCCCTTGAAGCGATCCTCGAATGACGCGGCAGCATTTGGCGGAGACGGCAGGCCGGTGTCACCTGTCGCGCCTGCGCCGCCGGTGCTGCCACCAGCGCCAGCGCCGAGGCCACTGCCACCGCCGACGCCGCCGGCGCCACCGCCGAGCGACGCCATCTTTTGATAGTCGTACCAGTCGCGCATGCCATCGAAGACGCCCTTGCGCGTGCCGGTCTCGGTGCCTTCCATCACCGGCTTTTTGATCGCGTCGAGGCCGCTACTGCCGCCGCCGGCGGGGATGACGATCTCGCCCTTATGGACCGCGGCGAGCATGTCATCGGTGACGACGCCGCCGGCTGCGAAGCCCGGAATGGCCGGCGCTTTATCGCCGCCGAGAAATTTGCCGAGGGCTCCATAATCAACGAAACCGAGACCGCCGGTTGCAGCCCCCGCCATGATCTTACCGGCCGACATGCCGTGCCCCGCGAGCCATTTGCCCAAGGCGGAGCCGTCAAACAAATTGTTAAGCTCGACCACCTTGGTGATGGCGGCAGTCGCCGCGAAGCCGATCTCCGTGAGCGACTGCGCGAATTTCCCGAGGCTGGAATTGTCGATCGCGGCGAATAGCTCTTTGAGACTACCGATCAGCGGGCCGCGGTTAAGCTCGATGAACTTTTCTGCGGCATCCGATGCCTTCGTGAAGGAGGGCGCGAGCGAGTCGCCGAGCATGTCGGCGGTGCCGCCAACGGCGGATTTGAGCAAATACATCGACTCGGCGAGCGCGGTGCCACGCTCCTTCCAGCCGGCCGCCATTTCGCCTTGTGCTTTTTTGTTCGCGGCGACGAGGCGCGCCCATTCTGCATCCGATAGGGTCGCAAACTCCTGAATGATGCCGAAGGCCGCGAGGTAGCTCTTTTTCATCGCCACCGTATCGGCTTCGAGCCCGCTCGCAGCATGGATGTGCTTGAGCCCTTCGAGGGCGGCCGTCATGGCGTCGGTATTGTCCTTCGCAGCGCGCACTTGCGCGCCGATCGCCTGAATGCCGGCGTCATGCTGCGAGATGAAAAACTCCGCCGTGGTGCCGACGCCGCGCCGAAACTCCTCCATATTTTTTGCAAACAAACGTAAGCCGGCGTTCATCGCATCCGGGCTTGAGCCGATGCCGGTCGCGAGCGAGTCAAGCTCGCGGAGCTTCTCAGAAGTGAGCCCGGTCTCGCGCCCGAGCCGCACGAGCTTTTGCGTGGTCTCGCCGAAGGCTGTAGTCGCCTTGACCAGCGCGGCAACCGCGGCGCTCACCGACAGGATCGAGACGCCGGCGGCCATCAACGCCGGCGACAGCACCGATCGCGTACGGTCGGCGATTTGCTTCACGCTCTGATCGAGGCCGGTATATGCCTTTGTTTGGTCGCGGACTTGCGCGGTGTTTGTCTGATGCGCTTGCTTTGCGGACTTGGAAAAGGCGTCCAGCGACTTCTGCATGCGCAGCATCGCGGGCGAAAAGTTGTCCTGCAACTCCGCCACAAGGCGCATAACGTCGTCTTCCGATGCCGGCATTTTTTAAGGCTCCAATCTCGCGACCTAGAGTGCGAGACCTCAATCAAAAAGTTGCGGCGGCCTCGACACCTTGACCCCTATGCCATCAACATGCGCAACGGCGGGGAGGTGCTTTCTCGCTGTCGGACGGGCCGCCACGCCCTCAAAGCTGCCGTGCGCATTCGCTCAAATCCTCGCGGCAATCGGGTTCGTGCGATCCAACAAAGCTTGTTGCCTATCGTGCATCCTCTGCCGGATTCGCATTCTCAAGATCGCGCTGGCGCGCGCGTCGAGGACGCGACTGCGTATCTTGTGCGCTTGCGCGCGGTCGTGCATTGCCTGACGCGCTCGCGTGCGCGCGATCGCGTCTGACACCGAGAAGCCCGCAGCCGGGAGCGGCGCGACTTCTGCGGCGCCGATGCCGGCCAGCGCAAAGATTGCGTCGGGCACCGCGCAATCGCCGCCGCGCATCCGAATCGTCGAAAGCTGGTCAGCGGGGATCGCGCACAAAGACGCCTCAAGCAAGGTCCATCGCGTCGCCGTAAAGGTGAGATCATCGTCGAAACGAATGCGATCGACTTCGGGATCGATGACGCGCCCTTCGGCATCTGTAATTAGCCAAGTCTCGACTCGATAACCGGCGGAAATTCCGGCGATCTCACCGCGCTCGACCATGCCCGCGGCTTTAATGCCCTCATCGGTCTGAGAGAATCGCAGCAAACCACGCAACTCGTTCTTGCCGCTGCTGTTGGCCGTAATCCAACTGCTATCCACTTTGCCCAAAATTCCGAGGGCGTTAAATTGGTCATGCGAGTTGAGCACCGGAACGCCGCCGGTTTTGATGCGCGAAAGGTCAATGGCATCAGCGGAAATTTTCAAAATTTCGGTGCCGTAAAATCTTTTCACCGGCGAGCCGACCGAAAGCACGGCCTCGACGGTGTGCTCTGTTTTGTCAAAGGTCATGGGCCGTGCGAGCAACCGAGTTGCGGTGTCGCCGAACGGCAATTTGGTGGCGCTTCGCGCCGCCGCTGCCGCCATCAAATCCAGCGTTAGTTTGCGTTCTTTCGGCGTCATGACGCGACCTCGTGCGGCACATTGACCAGATAAGCTGGGCCGCGATCGATCTGCTCAAACGCGCTGTGCCGTACCGGCTCGCCGGCGCCCGGCGCCGGCTTGGCGCTCGGTGCCGCTCCGGCATCGGCGTCGAGATCAAGACAGTCCGCCGACGAGCGTGGCTTGTGCGGCCACGAGCCGTTTAACTTTTGGCAGCGCGGATCATCCAAACCGCAAGCCGCACCATATGCGAGTGCGCGTTGAGCGGCGCTAGGCGGCATTTGGCAAACAGTAAATTTTTGCCCGAGCATGATGAGGTGCGCTGACGTCGGGTCGGCCCAACACAAGTGCCGTAAAGCAAAAAGTCTCTGCTGCGTCGGGGCCGGCGCCGGCGTTACCGCTCGGATCGGCGCGGGCTCGGGCGCCGTGCGCGGGATTTTCTCGCGGCCTTCGTGGATCGCCGCGCATGCGCCACGCAAATCGGGCATGCAAACGGCGAAAGCAAGTTCAAGTTCAGAGCGAGCGTTGCTCAAGTACCGCGAGATTGCGCCGGCATCGAATCTCATCGCGCCGAGCTTTTCCAGATCGGCGCCGAGGCGACGCGTCGCGTCCATCCATGCCGGAATCTGCGCCTCTATCGCATCGACGATTCGCGCGAGGTCTTTTGCTGCATTCTCACGCCCGATGCGATCCCGTTCGCTGGCAATGCGGCGCTCGACGTCGGCGCGCTGCGTCGCGATCGTCGCGAGCGCAGCGTCGAGCCCGGCCAGTTCATTCGCCGCACGGCTCACGCGCTCGCCCGCTGCCTTGCCGGCCTTCGCGTCGGATAGATCGCCCTTGAGTAAGATCGCCTGCTGCGCGGCCCGCGCGGACTCCAGTTCGGCTACCGCCTCGCTGTGCCTCGCGGAAAGCGACTCGGCACGCTCGCTTAATTCGGCGAGGATTTGCTCGTTTTGCATCGGAATGATCTGCCAAAAGGTTGCATGGCGAAAACTAGCATCCTGTCGGCGATCGGCGTGCACGCGTGGCCGCATGGTTCATTGGGTTTCCGGTTAAATTTTGCGGTGATGACAGCAATTTTCGAGCGCACCGAAGCTGCGGTGCGAATTCTCATGTTGTTCATAGAGCAAAAGGCGAGGCCGGGACATTTCTTGACGGATCACGTTAAGCGGTTTGCCGATGGCGCGGTTCCCCTCGCCGACTTCAAAGCGGGTTGCGACCAACTCATCAAGCTCGGCTTTATTAAGAAAACGGAGCAGGACGCCGTTGTCCTCACCAAGGAAGGTTTTTCAGCTTCCCTCGCTTACCGCTAAGTGACTACCTGTCACGGCACGACGCTCTGCGACGAAACCAAGTCGCGCGGCTGATGCCTTCCGCCTGCCACGGGCGAGCGCGGGATATGCTTCGCCCCTCATATTGCTCACGCGGCTTTCTGCCGGCAGCACGCCGCGCTGCCGCCTTCGCCGCCGCCTTGCGGCGCTTATGTGCCGCCTTGCGCTGCTCCGGGTTGCTGTCAGTTGCGCCGATCGTGGTGAGCCCGAGCAAGGTGCGCTCGGCGAGGTTGATATTAAGCTCCCACGCAAGCTCGTCGGCCTTCCAGCGCCGCGATTCTGCGATCACGTCCTCGGCGATCTGCTCCGCATCGGTCTCGGCGCACCACGGCGCCCAAGCCGCTGCCCATTTGACGATGTAGCCGCCGACTTCGCGGATATGATGGGCGGCGACCAACAAGTCATGCTGCCCGCTGTCATCATCGGGCAGCAACGGTGCGCCGTATCTGTATTCAAAGACGCGTTCCAGTTCCCGCAGCCGGACTGTCATAAGAGCATGCAACGGTCCACGGCGGCGGCGCTTGCCTTCCCAGGTGTACCGCTTCGCGATCGCCTTGAGCTTTAGGCGGACGGTTTCAGGATCAGGGCGGCGGCGAGCTTGAGCGGCGATCGCTGCGCGTTCGCGAGCAGCGGCGGCCTTGGCAGCGAGGATCGCGGCGATCTTTTGCTCGCGGGTGCGGGGTATCACGCGCTGCCGCGCCGCTCATGACGCGTTCGCTTTGCGGCGGCGCGCTGCCCAAGCACGCAACGGCTCACGGCCGGCGACCATCGGGTGCGCGCGTCCGCATTTGCCGCACCTGAGCTTGTCGATGTCGGCCAGCCACACGGCCACGGTGCCGGTATGCCCACACGCTCGGCATTTCACGTCGAGCCGGGTCGGATACCGCTTGACCTCAACCGGATTGCCGTTGGCGTCTCGCGCTCCTCCGCCGCCGCGCGCTCATGGCGCCCCCTCCGCGTCTCAACATCGCGCAAAAGCCGCGCGAGCGAGATCAACCAAATGCCGCCGACACAAATGCCGAGTGGCTTGCCGATGTCGTTGGCCTCGACGCAACGGCGTCGCGCCGTGTCGCTACTCGCACCAAGGATCGTCGCCGCTTGATCGCTGGTCAAAATTTCGCCGCCGATAAACGCATCGACCCAATCCCCGGCGCCGGCGGCCGATCGCGCCAGCCGCGAAGCGACCTCGGCGGCGAGATCGTGATTGTCGATATCGTCAAGTTTTTGGTTCATCGGCTGCGGTGATAGCCTGCAACATCAACAGCGTCGCGGTGATCTCGGCGGCCACGAGCCGGCTTTCGGCCTCAAACGCGGCCTTGAGTTCGGGCGCCGATGTCGGTCTGCACGCCGCAACGCGGCTCGGATACTGTTCGATCATAAGCGCAAGGCGCGCGATGCTGCGCGCTATCGCATCGCGCCCGGCACCGGGCTCGCATATCGCGAGCAATCCCTCCCAACGTCGCTGCGACGCGTCAAAGGACGCGAGTTCATCAGCCATCACGCGCCGGATATCTGCTTCGGTGTAGGTTTTTGTCATCAGCGACGCGTCTCATCGGCGGCGCGCTCCGCGAGGTGCTTCCCCTCGGCAAGATCACCGAGAATTTGATAGATCGCGCTGCGGAGGATTTCCTCGATCTCCGCTCGCGTCCGACCTTCGCACTCGTCGGCGTGCTTGCCCGGTATCGTCAACAGTTGTTCGCGCAACACCAAAATGGCGCGTTCGAGATGTTTTTGTACGATGTCAACGTCGCAAAGTCGGCCGGCGGCTAATTCGTTACGGAGCGCCGCGGCCTTGGTTTGCTGCACGGCAAGTTTGGCGCGCTCGGCGCTCAAGTCCGCGCCGCTGTTTCCGGTTCGGCCGGCACTTCGTTCGCGCAGATGCTTCAACACGCGTTTGCGGCACTCGTCGAGATCAAAGCCGCCATCCGCCTTCCGCTCGATAACGCCGTGAGCGAGATAATCGCCAACGGCTGCACGCGTGCAGCACAGATGCGCCGACAAAATGCTCGTTGTGATTTTCATTTACTCAAACTCCGATTTGCATACATAAAGGCCATAGGTTGCATTTCTTATCAGTTCTACCCCTGCGTTCGCACGCGACCCGCGAAGGATGGTGCCCCTCGGGAGAACCTTTCCCCTATTGCGGGCGCGTTGTTTGTTTGATCGCGATATCGCTTTGCGCTCACGCTCTGCGGCTCGATACCAGCGAGGATCATGAACACCGATCGGCTTTCGATGCGCGCGATGACAGCCATTCAACAGAGATAGGCATGGCTGCACGCGGATCAAATAGAAGGAGCCAGCCGAGCGCAGGCCCATTCTATTGCAGCATAGGGCGCGGGCGTTCCTTTTGCTCGATCAAGGACAAAAGCTGGTCGGTCAAAAACCTGACGCGTGCCGCAAAGGCATCGTCCACGACAAGCTCTCCACAGGTCACCGAGTTAACTAGATCGGCGACCGCTTTCTCGACCTGCGGCAAGGCAAGCGATTTAACAGGCGACGGCTCGACCGCATCGACGAGGCGAAGCGGCTCCTCTGCGATAGCGGGCCGCGCGAGGTGCTGCGGTTCCGGCTCCTCGGTGGCTTCGTAGTAGGGCACGACGACGCGAGCCCGCTCCGCCTCGACCTTGACCTTGATAAATCGCGCCTCTCCGCGCGTCATTTTAGGATGGATGGTTTTTGTTGATACCGCTTGCGCAAACGTCCCATCCGGCAGTTTCGTTAGCTCATACAGCGTGCCCCAAGCAGCCGGCAAAAGCTGCACATGTGCAGCATCGGTGAGCCTCGGGTCATCGGCGATCTTCATTAGCCGTTGGGCCGTCGATGCCGTAAACGGCAGGTCATCTTCGATCATTTTCAGGAACGCACCGCGTGCCAACGCTCGTTTGGCCGCCAGCAGCAAGCCACCTAATTTCAGAATTGCTCCGACCGTTTCCTTGTGCGCTGTTTTGATGCGCGCAGCCCATTGCGCGCGTGTCTTCGGCTTCGGCATGCGAGACCCTCCATAAGCGTTCGGACGCGCAAAATGGCGCGTTCGGTCGCTGGCTAAAACGATGTGGAATGTGGATCGAGGAGGGGCCGAGATGCCGACGCCTAAGTGCGACGGGCGCTCGTGTCGCCGATCTTAGCCCGCTCGCTCGATCCGGGGCCTTGCTTTGCCATGCCTAGTGTGGATCGAGGCTAGCTCGATCCGACGCTGATGGAAGTCCAACGGCCGCGCGGTGTCAAGCACCATCGAAGATGAGATCGACGAGAGCCCGGAGAATTACCGCACTGCGTTTTTGCTGCGCGCCGAGCAGGCGAAGCGCCCTTGGCGCACTTAGCCAAATCCGACATTCTCTGAGTTGACCCTTCCGGGACGCAGCCGCACCGTTATAACCAAACGCACGTCGTTAGGGTTTGGCGGGTCGCTGGTCGGCTGCAATAGCGTGTCGGTTTCGACTGACGCCTTGGTGATCAGCGAGTCATCCTCAAGAAGACAAAAGAACGGGTCTTCGTTAGATTCCGGTGTCGTGTACGGCCCCAACTGACCAGCATTTCTAGGTATGCAGAGAGCGTCGAAAATCGTTTTTAGTCGATTATCCACATCGCCGATCCTGTTGATGAGGCCGCCGGGTTCGCCCTGCCGCAAAAACAGAATCTCGATGCTGCAAAGCAATTCCAGATTGCGCGTTGCGAGTGGCACAAAGCGATAGCCGAACATCGAAAACTTTTGAGATAGTTGCGCTATCGAATGATCAAAGCCGGGAGTGCCAAACATTCTGCTCACGGGAGCTTCTTCCTTTGGCGCATTCGGGTGCGAGAGAAATGGGGAATTTTCCCATAGCCGTTTAAGTTGCGGGTGAAATGCCTTGCGAATTTGCTGCTTATGCGCAGCGCGGGAGCGTTTTACCACCGCGGTTCTTTTGGTCTCCGCCAAAAGCTGTCCATGCCAAGTTAGCCGAAATTCCACCGCAACTTTCTCCCAATCGAGTTTTCCACGCGCTCCTCGAAAGCCTCGTCGCGCTCGGCGTCGGGCAACGTACCTATGCGCTGCGCGCGAGATGCGGCGTCTTTGTCGATTCCCCATGCGGCAAGTTGCGCCCTAAAAGATGTCGCATCTTGCGACATCTTTTTCCCGCGGCCCGGCCCGGCCTTACGCTCGATCTTTGCCAGCGCCTGCCCGAGCTTCCAGCGCGCGAGCAATGCGATCCTGATTAACCGAAGCCTTTCCGACCGCAAGCGGCGCGGACACCAATCATCCCTTCCGCGACCACGGATCGGGCTGCGGATAAAAAGTCGCCGGGCCGCTGCCCGAGCGCGTGGATGACACTACGCCTGAGCCACCGACCGTTCCGTTGACGGTCATCTGCGACCGGGAGTCGATGATCGAGCTAATCTTAATCGTGCCCTCCTCCGGCAACTCACCCTGTGCCGAGGCGTTGCCGCATTCCGGCGCCAACTGATGCGCGGAGCAGAACGATCCGTGTTGTAGGTTGAGCACGGCGGCAACGGCCGCGGCGATCACTACGGCAGCAGCAGCGCCGCCGTCGCGGGGGAATTTGAAATAACTCATAGCTGTATTCCTTCACCGAATCGTCTGTGACGAGTGTTTGGCGACGTTTTCGGGAAAGCAAGGTGGATCGTCCGCTCGGGTGTGGATAACGCCGAGCACCTCGGCGATCAGCGTCCGATCGCCGGGCTGGATCGAGACCGGGCGCGGATCAAGCCGCGGCTTCGTCAAATGCGTCGTCAACGTCGCATTTGCGCTGCGCGATGCCGAGCACCTCGGCGATCAGCGTCTTGTCGCCGGGCTGGATCGAGCAACCGGCCTCGATGCGCTGGAACATCACCGCGCGCAGCCGGGCGTATATGACGCCGTAGCTCGGCAACCGCATGCCGGACTTTCGCGCTTCCCGGTAGGCCGAATTCAGGAAAGAGAGGCGCCCTTCCGCCTTGGCGTGAGCGAGCGCAGCGTCGACCTTGGCGATTGCCGCGGGTCACGCGCGCCAATAACGCCTCATGCGAAGTGATCGGCACGCCGATCTCGGCTGCGGCTGCGGCGATCGTGCCGCCAGGCTCGGAAACCCCTGCACTTAATGCAGCCCTTTTTGTTGCATTGAGGTGCCGGGCGAGATCACGCGCGTCGTCTGGCGTCGTCCACGCGATTTCAAACGCGCCGGCGAGCCGGGCGCAATCGCGGGTGTGATGCGCACGCCCGTCACTGCCGATGTAGATTGCACAAACACTGTCGTTGTAGGCGTGCAAGTAACTCCGGACGGCACCGCCGGGAGCTTCGATCATCCGTTGGCGGCCTTGCGCTGGCGCGAGGATGCCGATCGCCGGCGCTGCGCATAGAAGCGCGGCGTGCGGCGGATCATGCGCAGCGGTGTCGGTGCAACCAGCACGGACGGCTTGCGACATGCGGTGCATGTCAACGTCGCCCCGAAAGGCGGCTCGGCGAAGCTCGCGCGATGGCGGCAGTGCGGGCAAACGATCATCATGCCCGCGGGTTTTAGCAAACTATCGGCCCAGAGGAAAAGCCGCGTTGCGCACGGCCGCCGCGCGCCCGGCGCAGCGACCACATGCCGTGGATCAAGTTGACGCGGTAGAACGGCCGCCGTGCATCGCATCGCAGGCAAGCAATGACGGTGCCATCCGGCGGGATGCAGTCGAGCGCGGTCTCGCATCCGCATTTGCAGACGATGAGCACTGGTGCACTCCTTCTCACGGCGTCGGGCCGGGCACAATAACCCGGCTGCGCATCCTCAAAAAGCGCGAGCACATCCGCAAGATCATCGAGCTACGCGCCGATCTCGAAAAGGACGATCGCAACGAATTTGACATGCTTGAGGAGAAGCTCGGCGACTTCGGCTTGACCGAGCTTGGCAAGGCGGCACTGGCGAAAGTCGCCAAGACCGCCAAGGCCAGCCCGGAGATACCGGACAAGGCGCCGGCGATCGATAGCCTCAAGAAGCCCGGTAACGGCGCGCCTGCTCAAGCGTAAAGGGCGCAGCCGATGGCAAAGGGCACGGCTCTCGCGCCCGCCGGCGGCAGAAGTGTAGCCGCGTGGGCGAAACTTATCACCGCTCAATGGCGCGAGACCGTTGAGGGAATTCTCAACGTCGGCCGGCTGCTCCTCGAAGCATGCGCCGAGATCAAAGCGCGCGGCGGCGACATCGGCGAGCTTCTCGGCCGCGAGCCGCATGTGCAGCGGTTGCCGTTCGGGATACCTCACCGCCTATCGGCTCATGGCGATCGTTGGCGATCGGCGGATTGTGTCCCATGGGACACAAATGCCCGCGTCGTGGCGCACGATGTTCCTAATTTCAAGGCGTTTGTGGCATCCATAAATATCGACATCGAAGCGGCGAAGCGCGCGCAACGTATCGGCGCGCTGCCGGCGCCTGAACTCGGCAAGGCGGCGCTGGCGAAAGTCGCCAAGACCGCCAAGGCCAGCCCGGAGATACCGGACAAAGCGCCGGCGATCGATTCGCTCGACAAGGCCAAGTCCGGTAACGGCGCGCCTGCTCAGGGTTGAGGGCGCCGTCATGGGTAACCGTAAGAGTAAGGCACCGCTGCCCGCGGTGCCTGCCGCCGCCATCGAAGCCTATGGCGCGCTCAAGGAAGGCGTGCACGTCGCCGGGTACACGCTAGAGAGGGCGTTAGACAAGCTCTATGCGCTCTTGAAAGGCGATCAATGGAAGGGCGTCGGCGGCGGCTTCGCCGACGTTAATGCTTTCATCGACTCCATCAAGCTCGACAACTTTCGCATGGTTGCCGAGCAGCGCGCCCGCATCGCCAAGCGCATCAAACAGCTACAGCCAAAGGCGAGCAATCGGCGCGTCGCGAAACTGTTGGGCGTGGACGAAAAGACTTTACGCAACGATGGTGCGGAAAAATCCGCACCCGCTGCCAATAAAAGCAATAACGACAGCGCATCGAACGGCGCGGATGCGGAAAAATCCGCACCCGAGATTTCCGGTGCGGAAGCGGCAAAGATCGTTCAGCGCCGCACCGCCGATGTTGCCAAGACTCAAGAGCGCGCAAGCCGTCACCATGCCGCTGTTGTCGTCAGCACCAAAATGACCGCTACGGCGAGCAAGATCAGAAAACGAATCACCGTCCACCTCCGTTGAAAAATCGGAGGCCATATCAATCAGCATAGAAGTCGGGCCGCCAGTGAGCCGGGGGTCTACGGTACGACGCGGGACTACGCGGTAATGGGAAAAGTCGGCCGTGTGAGACCGTGCACGGCCTTATCTTGGCTTTCGCCAAGAAGATCCGCCGAGGCCGATTATGTCGTGTGGCGGGATGGCGTCGTTACCCGCGGCGGCGACCGGAAATCAAACCCGCGGCGCCGCGGGTTTGATCTTCCCAAAGGCGATCCCGGCCAAGATGTCGCCGACCGCTGGCGACTTCGGCGTGATGCTTGAAGGAAAGAACCTCCCGCCGGCGGGAGGTTGTGAAGGCCCCAAGTCCGGGGATAGCACAACAGCGCCTTTCCTCTGACGCGGGGGACAACCCCTCTATCCCTCTAACCGGCGTCACTGCGGGGCCCCTAAAGGGGCCCGCCCCCAAGCCTGCCACGGCCTATCGCGTCGGCAATACCGAGCGCGACGTGAAGCTCGGCCAGCGCGCCTCTCACCCAACGCGTCCCCTTGAGACAAGTGTGGGGACAGCAATAAGAGAGTCTGCTGTCCCCACACTTGTCTCAAGGCTCAAAGCAGCGCCCGGAGCGGCACGCAAGAACGGTTAATAGGCCGTTAACCGGGTCGGTCTTAAAATGAGAATATTCAATCCAGTGGAGGAGAGCGATGACTGTCTTCGGTGCGGCGGCGCTCATGACGCGCGCCGAACTGGAAAGGCGCGCATCGCCAGCGGCATTGTCTTGAAGACGCCGAGGCGCTCGCCGGTGATGGCGATGGCGTGGAAGCCATCGCCGCGTTGTTCGATGTTGCCGAGGTGATCTTGACCATCGCAAACAGCGACGGTGGAGAGAACGGTGTTGTTGTTAAGCGGGCCTTGCGGACGCCGGGCCACGGGCGTAGAAAGACGTGGCCGACGCCCGGGCACGGGCGCAGGTTGACGAGACATCTCGAATACCCTTCATCGGAGTCGGCCCTGTTCGCGAGGCAGGGCCGATTTCATTTTGCGAGACGGCGAGCGCAGTCGCCACTGAGAGCAGCGCCGTCGCGAGCGGCACCGCGGAATTCACCAGCATGTTGATGTCGGAGTCCGGCGCGCTCGATCGAGGCGAGATCGTGCCGGTGAGGTTGGACAATTTCGGAAATTGTCCTTTAGGCGCGTAAGGTGCTGTTAGGTCGGTTGGACAGGCTACGTTGTTGAAGTTGCTGGCGGTGGCGACGCCTACCTCCCCCACCATCCTGCTTCGCTCGAGTGCGCGGCACATTTGCCAACCCTCATCACGCGTGACACAACCACCTCATGCGCGAACGCCCATGGCAG